GACTTCGTGGGCGACACGGTGCAGGCTTTCCGCGATGCCGGGTTGTCCTACTACAACGAGGCGATCCTGGTGACGATGGCGGGTAGCGTGCCAATTCGCGCCGGAAAGCAGTTCACTGCGAGTCGTAAGCTCGGAAAAACCCACCAAAACGTATTGATCTTCGTCAAAGGTGACGCGAAACGCGCCACCCAAGCTGTTGGGATTGTCGAATTCGGCGAGATTGAATCAGTTCAACCCGAACTTGGCGGCGAGGGCGGTTAATGCCGCTTCAACCAGTTGTGCCGGGTTTTTGCCGATCTGTTGGTAAAATCTCGGGTTTGAATGTGCATCCCAACCGCGTTGGAACGCCTTTGTTTCAGGCGAACGATCGAAAAAACGGGAGGCGATACGGAGCGCACCAATTCGGTCTCCCGAATTCCAGGCGTTCTGCAATTGGCTGGTTTTGCTCATCAATTCGCTCATGAAGTCAAGATAATCGCAGACGTGTTTTGTGTCCACAACCAAAGGAAGCTGCAACGATGATCCAGCGCGGGAATAAGAAGAATTGGACCAAACGACGTGGCAGAGCGGGAAGACCAGCCCAGGCGTGTGAACGTCAACCCAATGGTCAACCGTCGCGGTCAAAGGCGGCGAGTCTTTCATCAGAAACCGAGGAATTCATGTCAACTCTTGCTCACCGAATGCGCGTTTTGCAGATCACCATTCCAGAGGGAGCGTCCTTGAAGGAAAAGCGGGATTTATGCGCAAAAGCCGCCTCGGCGATCGCCGGCACTTCGCTTGGGATGTTGCTTGGCAAAGGCATTATCCAGCCGCGTCACTATCACGCTGGCACCGTTGTTTCAGAGATTTTTCGCAAGTGGGAACAGTTGTCAGAATGCCCGGCGCCATTTCCTCGCGCCGGTCAAGGTGCGCCGGCTCAGGTCGAAGCAAACGAGTGGTCACGGATCAAAGAACAACGCGACGACCTGGAGTCGGTGTTATTACGGTGTTCTACGGTCGGTCGCGCTGCAGTCGAATCGATCTGCCGCGATGCTTGGCAACCCGAATGCTGGTTTCGTTCCAATGGTGAGATTGATAGTTGTCGTGTGAAAGGCGCGATGGCTTTGTCCGATGCACTTGAGATCGTCGCTGATTGGCTTCGGCTGTCACAAGATCAGGCTGCTTGACGCTCGATCGACAATCGAGCACTTGCAATTTGTTGCAAGTATGGTAATGCAACAAATAGAGAATCGATTTAATGCGCCCGAACGATGAGTTCGGGCGTTTTGCGTTTGGTGCATGATGCCGATTCGTCCACCATCTCATACACCGCCGGGATTCCTCACGAGCCAGCAAAAGCGCGCTCAGTTTGAGGCAAGCCGACCGAAAGCGCACCAACGAGGTTATGATACCGATTGGCGCAAGCTCCGCAAAGGCGTGTTGGCGGCGACGCCGATGTGCTGCACACCCGGGTGCGGCAAGCTCGCAACTGACGTTGATCACATCATCAGCGTGCGAGATCGTCCCGATCTGCGGTTGGTTCGATCGAACCTTCGTCCGTTCTGTCATTCCTGCCACTCGGCGCGCACCGCGCGCGATCAGAGTTGGCACGCTCCGCGATGATATGCACTGTGTGCATGGCTCTGGCCAATAGATATGATGAATTGGCACTGGACACGTTGATGGCGGGGAGGGGAGGTCAAAACTCCGGCGGCTCGCCCTCGCGCTACCGCCGTATGGTTAAATTTTTACGGTTCCAAAATTGGAAATCCTAGAAAAGCCGTCAAATCGGTCGGTTTGAAGGTTCGAGAAGGACGGCAAACCGCCGAAATCTGGCATGAGAGGACGCAAGCCAACCCCGACCGAACTGCACAAATTGAAGGGCACGTTCAACGTTACCAAACACGCGCGGAATCGCAAGGGCGAGCCCGTTGCCGTTGTGGACCTGACGGTCGAGCCGCCGGATTGGATGACGGATACGCAGCAAGCGTCTTGGCGCTATGCGATGGAGCACGCGCCGAAGGGGCTCCTTAAGAAGATCGACGCCGGCACGCTTGCGGTGTGGGTGATCGCCGAAGACGAACACCGCACCGCATCGATGATGCAAGCGATTATCGACTCTAAATCGACGATGAAGCTCTTAACCAAGGACAAGTCGGGGTTGGCGGTTGCGTCGCCTTACCTCGGCCTCACGCACCGCGCCGGGCTGCGGATGCTTAAGGCGGCTTCCGACCTCGGGTTCTCCCCGGCGGCGCGGCCGCGCATCGGAACGGGCGGTAATGGCGGCAAAACAGACGACGAAAGCCCCTGGGGGCAGTTCGAGGTTATCAACGGCGGTCGCGGTCCCGGCAAGGGCGCTTAGAAAGCGTCCGTTGCCGCCGAACGTCGCCGCGGCGGTTCGGTATGCGGACGATGTGATTGCCGGCCGCGTGTCGGTGTGCAGCTTCGTGATTGCCGCCGCCGAGCGGTTCAAACGCGATTTTGCCGCGGCGGCGGCGGGCGAAGGCCCGTGGGAGTTTCGGCCCGATCTTGCCGAGCGGCCAATGGTGTTCACGGGGTTATTGCCCAATATCAAAGGCCCGATGGCAGGGCGACCGATCGAACTGCGGCCGGATCAAAAATTTATTCTGGCGAACTTGTTTGGGTTCGTGGCACGCGGCACCGAGACGCGCCGCTTCCGGCAGGGGATCATTTACCAGCCGCGCGGGAACGGCAAGACGACCTATTCGGCGCCGATCGCGCTGTATCTTACTTTCGTTGATGGGGAAGGCGGCGCGGAAGGCTATGCAGCCGCGGTGACGCGCGACCAAGCGCGCATCCTGTTTGACACCGCACAAAATATGGTGCGGCGCTCGCCCGAGTTTCGGTCGCGTTTCGGGGTAGAGGTGGGCGCGAACGCGATCTATCAGACGCGCACCGCAAGCAAGTTCGTTCCTGTGTCATCAGACGCGAAGGCGCTAGACGGCCTCAACGTTCAGATCGGGATTTGCGACGAGATCGGATCGCATAAGACGCCCGAAGTTTACGAAGTCCTGCTTACGGCTATGGGCAAGCGCACCCACCCGATGCTGATTTGCATCAGCACGGCTACGGGGAACACTAGCGGCATTGGCAAGCAGTTGTGGGATTACGTCGTCAAGATATTGACCGGCGCGGTTCAAGACGATGGTGTTTTCGGAATCCTCTACACGATCGACGACGACGATGATCCGTGGGCAGAAGTGTCGTGGATTAAGGCCAACCCCGGGTGGGGAACGGCGGTGCAACCGGATGCGATTCGCGGGATCATGCGCCAGGCCCGCAATAATCCGGCGCAAGAGTCGACGGCGAAGACAAAGCATCTCAATATCTGGGTTGGCGCCGACGACGCGCTCTTCTCGACGCGGGCCTGGCGCGAATGCGCGGACACCGGCCTTTCGATGGACGCTCTCGAAGGCCTCCCGTGCGAAATGGCGCTCGATCTTGCTACCAGATCAGACCTTGCGGCGCTCGCCCTCTCGTTCCCTACGGCCGAAGCGGACGGGCGCATAACCTATAAGGTGTTTTGCCGTTGCTACCTGCCGGAAGCGGCGGTGATGGAGGGCAAACACGCCCAATATCCGAACTGGGCGGCCGATGCCTATTTGGTGATCACGCCCGGCAACGAAACTGACTTTGCCACGATTGAGGCGGATATTTTGGATTTTTGCCGGCGCTTTGATGTGCGCTCGGTCGCTTACGACCCTTGGGGCTCAACGCAGCTTGCGCAGCGATTGCAAGCCGAGGGCGTTCCGATGATGGAATTCCGGGCAACAACTCAGAATTTCAGCGAGCCGACCAAGGAGTTAGACGCTGCGATGCGGGGCGGTCGCATCGTTCACGATGGAAACCCGGTGCTTGAATGGTGTGTGGGCAATGTGGTGGGCCGCTACGATGCTCGCGGCAACGTCTATCCTCGCAAGGCGAGGGCTGAAAACAAGATCGACGGCGCGGTTGCGCTGATCATGGCGCTGGCTCGCTCGATGGCGAAGCCGCCCGAAAAGTTTGTATCGATCTTCGATCGGCCCGAGCTTTGGACCCCATAGGAGTTAACGCATGGCATGGCCTTTTGCGACCGCCCTAGCTCGCCGCGCCGAGCGGGTCGAGCCGCGAATCAAGGCCATGTCGCCGGAAAACCCGAGTACGAGCCTTTCCAACCCGGACGCCTGGATGGTGGATTGGGCGGGCGGCGGCGCAAGCTTTGCCGGCCCGATGGTTTCCGAGCGGAGCGCGATGCGCAGCTCGACTGTGTATCGTTGCGTCTCGCTCGTGGCTGGGCTGATTGCAAGCCTGCCGCTGGGCGTTTTCGAGCGCACTAAGACCGGCCGCGAAACCGCGATCAATCATCGCTGCTACCCGCTGTTGCACGACGAGCCGAACGATTTGATGGGATCGTTCACGTGGCGCGAACTGATCGGCTCGGATTTGCTGCTGGGCGGCAACCATTACTCGCTGATCGAAAGGGACAACGCCAACCGAGTGGTCGGATTTCTGCCGCTGCAACGGCAAACCGTGACGCCATACCGGGACAATGGCCTCACGAAATACCGGGTCACCGTTGATACCGGCACCGTCGTGGTTGAGCAGGCGGACATGATCCATGTGCCCGGAATCGGTTATGATGGGCTCCGCGGCATGTCGCCGATTGCGATCGTCGGTAAGCAGCCGATCGGGCTTGACCTTGCTATGACC